TTTTTCAATTGAGGATTTGTATATAGGGTTGTCGTTCCCCATATACTTAGTCCTATTAACGACTTTATATATACCTTGATGATATCTTGTCATTTATTTCTTTCCCTTACCCACTTTTTTAATGGTAGGTATAACATCTTGTAACTCTTCTAAAACTCTTAAAATTTTGTGTTTAACTAAGAATTGATACATTGCGGTTCCATTATAGTCTGTAATGTTTTGTTCATTAAATGAAGTTTTAATCATGGTTATAATGTCCTCTGGAATACAATCAAAGTCAATTAAGTTCTTGTTTCTTTCATAGTTACTTTTTACCTCTTCGTTTATTAAAAAATTCTCAAGTCCAGCATCCAAAATTTTTCTAGCTGTAGCTTCACCAGTTCTTGGTGCTACTGCAGGTATATTATCACTCCTATCACCTGTTAATATCTTCATTTGAAGATCCACTTTTGGATTAATACACTTAACAATTTTACGTTTGATAGGATCATATTGTTGATAATTTTTATTAGTCATCAACTGATACATATCGTGGTCTGTAGAGATATTTATAATCTTACTTTTTGGGCTAATTTCTCTCGTAAATACTGCAATGGTATCGTCAGCTTCAACGGTCTCCATTTTCATAAAATGGAAGTTGGTTAATACTTTTTGTAACTCTGTCCAAAACTGGTCCGCTACTGGAAAGAATGCCTCAAAGTCAACAACAGATTTCTTACGATCACCTTTACGCTGTCCTTTATATTCTGAATATACTTTCTTACGCCAATAGTTTCTAGAGTCTAAAGCAAACATAACGTGGTTAGGTTGGAACTGTTGTACAGCCCTAAAGATACTGTTTATCATTAGAAACTTCCAAGACGTAAATGTTTTATCCAAAGGATCCATTCTAGTAGCCGTAAATACCGTTCTGAACATCAAATTGTGTGCATCGAACAATAACCACTTATCTTTCGAATCTTCCAATCTTTCTTTCTTAAAAAACTTATCTAGAGCATTTTTCTTATTCTTAATCACCATACAATTCCTCATGGGTTAATGACTTAGTAAATATAGTACATTGTACCATTTTTGTCAACTAGTCACTAAACTTATTATCAATGCTGATAAATTCGGTATCTAAGATATTTGTGGGATTACTTGTAGTAACACGATTAAAGATACGGATAATATCCTTACTATAATCTTTAACACTTGTTAAACCTTCTCGTAGTGTCATTTCAGTTCTAAGTAAGTTACACGCATAGTAAGCGTCAATCAAATCCGATGTGGGACTGTTTCCACTTGACTTTTTAACTTCTGGTAGATTGTTATAATCAAAGCCCGGTAAAGTTTCTTTCGTATAAGCCTGAGCCATACTAATTTTATCACAGTTACCACGAGTAGTAGCAAATATTTTAATTGATGCTGGATCATAAAGTCTTACACTTTTTCCAGCTTTGAATAAATTGTATTTAATTAGTCCGGTAAATTCTGCTATGTGGAATACTCGTCCACTTGCTGCGAAGGCATAATCCTCAATGGATATATATTCAACATCCTCACAAAACTTCATAATCTTTTCCAACATCCAATCTTCGCGTTCTATATAGTGATTGAAAGTTTTACTCTTATGATAGAAATGTATTTTTTCTTCTTGGTTCTTTTTAACGTCAGTAAATCCTATATAATCAAAATCTATTGGATTCATGTCTTTGTCTAATGTGTATTTGAAACACCCAGGTGATTTAGGGGATAAATCTAGTCCTGCAATAATCATAATTCAACCTCATTCAATGGTATGTCGATAGAATTATTTATACTTTAAAATATAAGCTGTCGTAATAACTGTTAGTGAAAAATTCTGATAATTCCTCTGTACTAAACGGTTCAGTTCTGTTTAATTGTATATAAGCATCGTTAATATCTTTAATGTTTTTGAGTCCATATCTCTTTAAAAACTTATCCCAACGAAATACATAATCACCTTTTTTTAACATTTTTAAACTACTAGTTCTTCCAGCAGTGTCGTTGTCAAGTAACCACCGTTTAGGCATTTTATCAAGTTCTTTTTGAACCGTATCAGGTACACCGAGACCTAGTGTAGCAATTGAATTTTCAACCAGCATGCTGTCAAACGGTCCTTCTAAAATATGTACAGGTTTCTTTCTATCTACAACAAACCAATTAAATAAAGCATTCTCCTTACTTGACACTCTGTTTTTATACTTAGGTTCCTGTCCAACTAACGAACGCGCTTGAAAGTAGTAAATGTTATTTTGTTTATCGTAAAAAGGTATTATTAATCGATTCTCATAATTACCTAATGTACAAACAAAGAATTTCTTCCAATACTTATCAGGTACCTTTCTATCTTGACAAAACTTAATAGCTTTATCGAATATCTCACCTTCACCTTTTAGTATAGGTTTGAAGTTCTTGACACTTTTCTTTTCCAGAAGTTTATTCTTTTCCTTTTTCCTTTTGTTGTTCCATTCATTAATATCGTTCTGTTTTTTAGTTTCGTCTTTTAGTTTCTGTCTACTACTAGTCTTCTTACTAGTGTTTGACTTTAAAAACTCTTTACGGAACAAACTATGTAAGTTTGGAAACTTAACTTTTAACCATTTAGCAGCAGGCCATGGTTTCTCAGTTGCACAAGCACACTCTCCTACATTATAACACTTGTATAACCAGAAAGGAGATTTGCCCGGTGGACTTGTAAGAAGTATATGACCACGTCTTTTATTTTTACCACTTGTACCATCATTACAAACATTACAATTAAAATTGAAATGACCAGGTTTAATAGTAGCACCATCAATTTGTAGTACAGCCATTCGTAAGTAGCGTTCTAGTATTATGTTTTCTTCAATTTGATTCATAGTTTAAATATAACAAAAAAGGACAGGTTTTGCAACCCATCCTTTTCAACTTTTATAAATTTTTCAATTTATGATTCGTTTGCCAACTTTTTGAAAAAGTCATCTTCATCGTCATCGTCATCCACTGCGGCTGCCGGTACAGGTTTAGATTCTTGTCGTCTAGCGGCAGGAGGTTCGTTACTCTCTATCACTTCTTCCTTAACAGGTACAGATTTCTCAACCTCACCTTTTGGATTAGATGCAATACGAAGACCAGTTTTTTTGTTAAACAACTCAACAATCTCGTCGTAACTCTTAAACTCTTTTGGGTCAATAATTGAACTCAATGAGAAAAGACCTTTTTCCATTTCTTCTACATCATCATCATCCATCGGTTCACCTTCTGAGTTGACAATATGTGTCTGTTCAGAAAATTGTGATGCATCATAATTAAGAAACTTAACATCTCGTCCATTAATAATAGACTTGACAGTTTTAACTTTTAGTTTAAAGTTAGCACCTTCCTCATAATCAAAAACCATAATTGGTTCGTCAATATCAGGATTTTCAGGTTGAAGTTTTTCCATTATCTTTTCATGTATTTTAACACCATATCGATATTTAAAAACTTTACCCTCATTTGATGGTGTTTGTGGATCTTTAATAACAAGAATGTTAGCGTAGAATGATTGTTTGCGAGAACGCATACGCGCTGTCTTTTGGTCGTCATCCCAAATTTTACTATTCTCTTGACATATCGGACAAGGTTTTTTAAGAGTAGTTGGACAGTTAGTAATAACCCAACCATTCCTATCCTGCCATCCGTGATTGTAAAGTTTCACAAAAGGTAAATCTTCACCATCTTTAGGTGGTAAAAATCTAATTATTGCTTGGGCTGAACCATCTTCTTTTACTTTAATTTTGTAAAGTGAATTTTCATCATCCGAACTATAAGACTTTTTAGCTTCTTGTTGTTTGATGTTATCGTTGATTTTGTCCCAATTGAATTTTCTTTTAATAGCCATTTTATTTTCTCTTTTTTTATTTGTTGTTATTTGTTTGTTGTTTTACATTTCTTATTTTTTCAAAAAGTTTTCTGAATCGTTTATGATCATCACACTCGTCAAAATTACAAGAAATATTTTCTATTGTACAGTACTCCATCATTTTAAGATAAAATACCGGACTAATGTATTTATTAATAATAAAATCATACATAAATGAATTATTGTTTGAATTTATTACAAAGAAATCGTTTAGTGTTTTTACATCAGTTGCGTCTATTACATTTTGTACAAACTCCCTATCTATCTCCTCTCCACGATTTAAAAAACTTGTGTACTCTACAACATTAATGTGTTTAATGTCGTTCCACTTCAACTTTTCATTTGTTATGTAACTAAATATAACATAATTTTCAAAGTCTTCAATGGTAAAATAACTATTATTAATATAATCTTTAATGTTATCACACACTATTTTAATATATCTAGGTTGCTTATCATACCACCCACTAAATACAATTTTAGTGAAATCAACTTTCTTGTTTAGCTCAAAATATGTCTTGCAGTTTTGTATAACCGAAAATACGCCAAGTGCATTCATTTTTATCTTCCATTTCCCTTAATCAGAAAGTGATGTAGTATACTCTTATTCATTTTAATATTATGTTTTTTCCCTAGTTCGTTTCTTAGACTCCACATATTCTCTTCATTAAAACATGAAAGAACTTCCTTAACAGGAAACAAGTCAGTATACATATAGACAGCGGTGTCTACCATACTAATCTTATTAGCCTGATGTAACTTTTTTACCACATAGTTAAATTTGTGAAAATCTTCATTACACGATTTCTTTTTTAAAACAACTTTGTCAAAATCAATCTCACACTCTTCAATTAAGGTAAAGAACTTTCTCTTTCCTAACTGTTTAAATATTTCACTTTCAGTCGTTCTATCAATAATTGATTCGGACTTGTTTAAATAATCTTCCATATATTTCCTTACTTAAAATTCAAACCCATTAATTTTTTACGCTTCACATCTTTATTATCTTTCATTCCACTCTTTACCATTTTAACAGCCGCATCATCCACAATGTCCTTCTGAACACCTGGTGGTGGTTTAGGTGTTGACGATAATTCAATATTGTCGTCATCCCAATCAAAAAGTCTCATCTTAGGTACATCAACACCCATACTGAACTTATAACTATTCAAACCAAATCTACTCTTAATCAATTTACAATTATACAAACCAGCTTCTTTCAACTCGTCG